CCGTCTGACGTTCCCATTTTTTCCAATAACCTTTTATCGCTTCGGTAAACTCCTCGACCGTTGAGTGCAGGTATCTCTCTCTCGTCCATCCCAGCTCACCAAAACACAAAGAACGTATTTCAGAAAATGTTAACTTACTTTTTTTTTTGAACCTGACAATTTTTTAATCTCCCCGGATAAAGCAATCATTTTTTGAGTGAGTTCCTTTTGCGACTCCTGACTCATTTTCTCATACCAGATCAGGGCATTTACTTTGTCGTAAAGCGGATTCCTAAATAAAAATAACCATGCAAATAACTTTCCTTTCTTTCGTACCTCTGTGAAACATTCCTGATAGTTAGTAAGATAGCCGTGATACAGAAGATTAGTCATAAATAATACCCGGTCTTTCTTTGCAATAATATCAATCTGAAAGAAATCAATATTAAGATCCCTACAAAGCGATTCAAGAGTCCCGAAATTTAGGACAATATCAACGTCTTTTTCCTTATACCCCTTGCGGGTTAAAAATGCTAATTTCATGCGGTACGGAATAAATAAATATTACTTACATGCCAACTTGCGGCTCCTGAATTTGAGAATCTCAAACAAGATGAGGCATCTGTCGCCGTCCCAGTTAATATAATGAAATTTAACCCCTCTACTAACGCCCGTGTATTAGATATATAGGCAGATGTTTTGTCCCATAGCCCAACGGTCGGGAGCTGTCCCGAAGTCTTTGTTAAAAAACAAGCAACTTTATAAACCGCCCCGCTTGTTGTTGTTAATGTATTACTGTCACAATAAGCATTTCCTGCGGCATTAATGGCAGAGGTTATCTTGAGTCCTGAAACGGTTAACGTGTCATAATCAGTACCCCCCGCATCGGGATCAGTAATTAGATTAGCCATATTGCCAGCACCAACCGGAACCAATGAAGACAACATATACAATCCTCCGTTTGTTTTCATGCTCCCTGATAGACTCATTGCACCCTCAAGAGGTGCGTTGAATTTCAAAGTAGATAGATCCACTTCACCAACAAAGGGATACGTCAGTCCTAATATTTCAACAAGCAAGGACTCCCTATTTATAATGTAGTCCATCAATGCCAACGCATTCATTTCTGGAGTGTTTGGAGATGCAAATAAGGCATTAAAGTCAATGGTAGCACTTAACATGCCGTCTATGTGTTGCTCCCATCCGGCAGATTCTTTATTAGTTATATCCTCCAGCTTTTGACTGACATTTATAGAAAGTCCCTGCTGGTACCCTACCAGCACTCCTTCTGAATACAGGAGTAATGCCGTTCCGTTAAATACAGCCATGATTAAGCTATTGCAACTACTGTAAGCGGCGCATTTCCTACTATTGTACCAGAGAATTTAATTCCCTGTTCTGTTGGTGCATCAATCTTAATAGACTGAAAAGTTGCATTTCCTTTCCACCCGGTTGTTGTTGTTCCAGAAGCTGGTTTAAATGCGACTTCGGCATCTGCTGTCCTTGCTATAATTGATGCAAGTATTTCAGCAGGAGTCATCAATACTGCACTGCCCCCGGCATCTTCATAGACACCCGAATAATCAATCGACCATTTTCGTAGTCCGTTGATATGTTTTTCCCATCCCCCGTCTTCTTTGGTGGTTACCGGATCGAGATTAACATCAACATTTAAGGAACAAGAATCGCAACTCCAGAGTCTTTCTGTTCCATTCCACACAGCATAAGCTGTACCGTTAATTACTGCCATTATATTAAGTTATTAAAAAGTTATAAATATCAATTAATTTTATTTTTGTTACTCCGTTATTTTCTTCAATTACTTCATTATACGGCCCCGGTTCAAATACTACCAACGTACTGGGACTTATCGAAAATACTGCGCCTCGTGTGGGTTTTAAAATACCTCTTATCACGTTAAGTATATTTAATGCCAACCTTGAATCTGCCCGCTGCTTACTTTCGTCAACCACCTGAATCTGGCAGGTCCCGTTATAATGAAACTCATCTTTAGTTCCGTCTGTGTCGTTGAGAACGTTACCGATATATATATAAGTTGTTGCAGCCGGCTTTGGGATTGATTTATAAACCGGATAAGTTAATCCAAAAGTTAAATCTGCGTTTGTTACCGTCCCGCTTATTCCTGTTCCGCCTACTACTGTTAAATCAACACATAACTGAGCTGCGCTATCTGTATGCCCTGCCTGATTAATTATTGCAGTAGTATTTGCTTGTCCTGTTCCTATTGCCGTGCCTGTCCCAATGTAATTAGCAGGCGCATATAAATTGGAAAATCTATGAGTAGTAATATCTGCTGGAGCCAGTTCATAATAAGTAAATGTTTCATCAAGATTGTCTATCTTAATAAATATATATCCTCCTGCGGGCCCTAAGTCTCTTATATTATAAATATTTGATGAAATAAATGATCTACAAGCCCGCACGCCATACCCATTACCTTTTGTTAATTTCTGAAACGAACCATCCGTTAATACATTCATTACCCATGCCGTTCCCTGATAATTTAAAACATCAGATGTATCTGAGGATGTTCTTATTAAGCCATAACCAAGGTCACTAAAACCGCCTAATCCATAAGAGGCAACCTCGTTCCATATTTCTGCCGACTCGTCTTTTGAAGGTAAGAAAAAATCATTTAAAACCGTTACTATTGTTGTCGCCCCGGTGAAATTTGCACCTAAAACAGATGCAGTAAAAATTAATGTAGCCCCGGCCGAGGTTAATAATGTTCCGGCTGCCAGATAAGCGGCTGCGTTTGTTGTTACAAAAGCGGATGCCGTTGCTGTAAGAGTCCCTGAAAAGGTAATAGTTTTACTAACCCCGTTATTAGTTATAAGAGCAATTCCTGAAGTGCCTGAAAGAGTGATAATATCACACCGCTGATATACAGAACTATTAAGTTGAGTGTAAATACCTTTTATCAGGTCGTAACTAATATCTTTAAAAGCGGTGCTCATTTAACAATTTTATTCAGGTTTTCTTTTATCCTTTCAACTAATTTCTTCCTGTTATGAACAGCTGCATAGTTCAAATACGAAGTGCCACGTATGTTAACTTTTCTTATTCCTTTACCTTTATATTGAGAGGCTGTTTCCCGTGCATCTTCATCAAATTCAGAATTAGTAAAAACAAGATCCCCGGTTCCAAACTCAATATAAGGCGCATAACTCTTATTTGTTCCGACAACCTTTTCCATAGACTGAACGACCCTGTTATAAATTGATCCTAAAAGTCCTGCCCCGCCATGTCCTGTTTGTTGATGTGTTTTTACATTCATTTTAGGATATGAATGACCTTCAATACTATTTAACAACCTATTTTTTGCATCTGTCTCGATATTAAATGAAGTATCACTAACAGCTTTATTAATTGCTTTTTCAGCTTCTTCCCTATATTTATCGAATCCTTTTAAAAGTTCCTCAGTACCGATAATCTCAAGTCCGATCATTTTTTAACTGCCATTAACATTACACACTCATTCAAAAAAGACGTTCCGGGATTCTTTGTTATTGGACGGATAGGATAAAGAGTCAATGCTTCATAAACTACCCTGATATTGTCTGAATAACTGTTATCCCATAACTTCACTTTATAAACTGCTCGATCAATCAACTCATCTTCTTTTAAATACCTCGTTCCGTCTACCTGTTCCACGCTCGCACGAACACTAACAGGAGTTGACCATGTTTCGGTAACATCTCCGCTACTCTCTGTTGTTGTGCAGGTTGAAATAGTAATTATACGGTTATACGCTCCAGTATTCATTAATCAGTTAATTCATTTAAACTTCCGTTTCTATCAGTTATGTAATGTGCATCCATGTAGGCAATAGCTATCTCGTTTCCTGTTGTCCACCAATTAGTTCCACCTGCGGGATCAGCGGCCACTACCTTTACAAGTAAAATATCTGAATAACTCTCAGTTTCCGGATGTGCTAAATTAGTAATAAGAGCATTATATTTTAATTTATATTGATCTGTTGTGAGAAGTCCAATATCTGCAACCGTTCCGGTATTTGATAATGTATTTGGAATTGCTACATCATGATTAAGCCAATCCCACGAATATGTAAATGCTATATTGCCATTTTTAGAAGCAATTGGAATATAATGTAAATGAACACTTGCTATATTTGTTCCATGTTTTTTTCTATGTGAAAACTGGAAAATCATACCGATCACGTCCCCGCTAGTAGCGTGGTACATAGGTATCCCAGTTGACCTGATTTGTTTTATGGTAGTTACAGTCACCCCCGCTAAAGCAGTAACATATAACCCTTGTTGGTCATCATAAGTAGGATATGATCTCTGTAAACCCATTAATTAAATATTTGCTACATTGATATAAGTTACATAAACAGATACTTTTCCTGCTGTCACACCCGACCAATTAGCCCCCGGAGTTGCATTAACGTAAATATGTTGAGCCGATGCGGATGGAGTAGCAATAAAAGCACCTGCATTGGCGGCAGCTATAATAGCATCAGTTGCGTATATGGTAGCGCTTCCAATTAATTCATTACCTCCCGAAGAAGTACCGACATCAGCAACTAAAGTAGTGGCTCCCGTGAATACAGCGTCTGTATAAAGGAATATATCAACAAGTCTGGATTTTGCCGGCAATATTGCACCCAAATCAATAATCTGTTCTACTGTATTTTCGGCTGTCACAAAATTAAAATCAGCGGTTATTCCTATTCCCCCAATTGTTTTCTTAATTGTCTGAACTGACTTATAAGTGTCAAGTGCATCAAGATTCTGGAATACAGTTGCGGTCTTGGTTATTGTTTTTGGAGTTCCTGACATCTGAGCCTCAAAACCTATTGCAGCGTCAAGAGCATCAATATTATCATTTACCGTTGCAGTTGCTACAATCGCCCCGGCTGTTCTGGCTCCACACGGAGAAGGATTAACCCCTATATTGTCCAAATGGCTTAATGTACAACCTGTCAGGGTTTCATTTGATGCAAGTAATGTTTTATAAGAATTAGCATCCAGCGCTAAAGTACCAGCTGTTATAGTTACTGCCGTTGCTGCCTTAAATGTGCAATTTGTAACCCTTGATCCTGCCGGATTTGAAATATTAATCAGGGCGAACTCGGTATTGTCGCAATTATAAAGACTTACGGCCGTTACAGAAGTCCCATCAGCGGCAGCGGCAATCTTCCCGGGAGTTGTATTATCTGAGAAAATATTATGCCCGGTTGTTTCCAAAAGAACTATTGCAAGATCACCGGCTGAAAGAATCGCACCAAAGAAGCAATTATGCATAGCAACTACCCATGTTCCATTAGTATTGAAAGCTATATTACCTTTCAAGTCCATACCTGAAAATGAAACATAAGTAAGCGAATCATTTGCCCTTACTCCTGTTATTGTTCCGGTAATCCTTCCGGCTGCGCCCTTTTCGGGTCTATTCCCTGCAACTCCAATAAATTCAAGACGTGAATAGTAGTTATCAGCACTTCCTCCAACCGAACCGCTATCATAAGCTATATTGCCAGTTATGTAGGCTCCCCTTAGCCTGAATGTGAGATTTTTGATTTTCCCGACAGTCAGGTTTGCAGAATAAATTCCAGCGGCAACATCAATAGTATAAACTGCTTGTGCGTAAGTATCAGCGGCGACTCTTATTGCTGTTAATGTTGTCGCCAGATCAATAGCGGCCTGAATAGTCTTAAATGGCCTCAGAATTGATCCATCTGCAGTATATGTGTCGGTTCTTGCAACATCAACATAAAAGGTCTGACTTACTCCTGATACTTCGATTCCTGTTCCGCCTTCAGAAAGCGGTGTTATCTCAAATTCATAAGAAGTGTAAGCCCATTTCTCAACTTCATAATCTATGATAGTCGCGCTTTCCCCGGTGTAAAGCAGTTTAGAGTTTTCTTCTGCTTGTGCAAATATTACTTCACTACCATAAGGTAATAATGTGACCAATCCGACCCCGATGTTCTTTAACTTGAATTCCCGTCCGTCTCCAAATGCCGGACCAAGATTAAACGTTATCGGAGTTGCAGAATTAAAAACTATTTGCTTTTCAGAACCGTTAAGGGTACTGGTTGCTGTTACTAATCTCACTGACTGTCCCATGATCTTATATTGTTGAGTTTTCTAATGTATAACCCCAAACTAACCCACCTGAAAAAGTGAGTTTTTTAATAGTTTTGCCTGTCCCGGCTGAAAGAATTCTTTCATTCGTTAATGCAACCCCAGAGAGATTTTTAGCAGTTAATAAATCAACTGCCGCATTATCTTCCATAACTGTAAACGTGACGCCAGATTCTGCTATGATAAAATCATACGTCCCGGTTGTAAGAGGTGAAGCTATGTTTATTCCCCCGTCCTTCCCCCCGAACATCCCATGTAAGAACTTAATATTTGTACTCATTGTATATAGTTTTAAAATCCTGTATTCGTGCTTAAATGACTAATTAGCCGTTGAGTGTCAAATGATATTGCACTCATCGACACTCCTGAATAATCCTCCCTGTTATTAAACAGATCTGATGTAATTCTTAAAATTGCGTTCTTAATTACTGTGATTGCTTCACCTGCCGTAAACTCAACAGCAAGTATGTTATTTGTTGTCCCGGTTATCACGTAGGTATCTGGGTGAATCTCAACGAC